TGTTTTGAATGGGATGCAGCTGCAGCTAATGCAACGTCAACACGAGCAACAATAATTGCAAACGCACCAACAGCATCAAGACATGTATTAGTATCTACACCTGATCGTCACTTAGTATTCTTTGGTACAGAAACAACGGTAGGAACACAGTCATCACAAGATGCTATGTTTATTAGATTCTCTGATCAAGAAAATATTGACGGCACAGATGCATACACCGTAACCGCAGAGAACACGGCAGGTACACAGAGACTTGCAGCAGGTTCTAAAATTATGGGAGCTATACGAGGTAGGGATGCAATCTATGTATGGACAGACACAGCATTATTTTTAATGACCTTTGTAGGTGCACCGTTTACTTTTTCATTTCAACAGATAGGTAGTAACTGTGGATTGATTGGTAAGAATGCATGTGTTGAGGTAGATGGTACAGCATTCTGGATGTCAGAAAACGGTTTCTTTAGATACGACGGTCAGTTAGAATCTATGGACTGTTTAGTAGAAGACTTTGTTTATGACAATCTAAACTCTACACCTAGAGATTTAATTAACGTAGGACTAAACAATTTGTTTGGAGAAGTTATATGGTTCTATCCATCAGGTACTTCATTAGCTATTAACAACATGGTGTCATACAATTACATTGAGTCTTATAGTAGAGCTAGTCCTAAACAAGCTATCTGGACAACAGGTACATTAGCAAGAACAGCATGGGCAGACTCTGCTGTGTTTGCAAAACCACACGCAACAGAATACGATCCTGCTGGCACAGCTTCTGATGTAGTAGGTAATACTGATGGCTGTTCTATTTACTTCCAACATGAAACAGGGACCGATCAAGTTGTAGCTGGTGGTACAGTTACACCTATACTTGCAGAAATTACATCTGGAGATTTTGACATTACACAGAAAAGAACTGCATCAGGACAAACCATTGGTATGCCAGACCTTAGAGGTGACGGTGAATTTTTAATGAAGATAAGAAGAATTATACCTGACTTTATATCTCAAACAGGTAGCGCAACAATTACATTGTTGTTAAGAGACTACCCTAATAATGCAGCGTCTAGCTCATCATTAGGTCCCTTTACAGTATCTACATCAACTGATAAGGTAGACACTAGGGCAAGAGCAAGAGCAATTGCATTAAAAATATCTAATACCGCGGCTTCACAAGACTGGAAGTTAGGTACATTTAGGTTAGATATACAACCGGACGGTAGAAGATAATGGCAACAATGGAAGAAATATTAGCTAACGCAGACACAGGAAGATACAGCACTAATCAAAATACAAATCTTGGAAACAATACTTTTGGTTCTAATCGTGGTTATAATACAAACTATGGCGTTGTTAATGCTCCAATGAATTTAGACAATCCGGAAGAAGAATTTAATGCAGGAACAATGTATACTACTAATCCTGAATCTTCGTTTGCTAACGCTTCACTTATACCTAATTCAAGCGCTCCAGGTTTTGATAATAGATTTAGCGGTATTATGAGAAATACAGTTGCTCGACCTTTAATGTTTCAAGGTGGAGTACAAGCAGGCATGGGTTTGAGTAAAGCTCTTGGTATAACTAATCCTTTTCTAGCTTTAGCTGGTGGTATAGGTTCACAATTTTTAAATTTAAGTAACCGACCTTCTAATTTAGATTATGATTATGTTAATCAACCAGGTGGTATTTCAGTAGTAGATAATAAAATTAGAGGCGGTGTTTTAGAAGGTAAAAACTTTGCTAGTGGTTTTGGCACTAATGATTTAGGTCAAATGTATCAAGACTATATTGATAAAATGGAAGAGGAAGAAGAATTAACTAAGGGACAAACTCAAAAATTAAAAGATGCTAGAGCAGAATTACGATCTTATTTAACAACAGGTCCTAAAATGTCTGGTTATGAAACTCCGGACGGAAAACGAATGACTGCTAAAGAATTTGCATTTAACTACAATCAAGGTATTGGTCAGTTTGCACAACCCGACTATGATCAATTAGATTCACAAGACTATGGAGGTGGTTATAGTGAAGAAACAGGTAACTACGAAGATACATACGATCCAGGGACGGTTGATTAATGGCAAAGATAGTACAATCATTAACTAGAGCAAGTAAAGAATACGATCAAAGTACATTTCAATCTTTAGTTAGAGATTTAGATAACGTAATTAATAAACTTAACTCTACGTTCCAAGATGAAATTAAACAAGAGATAGAAGCAAGAAGCTTCTTCTTAGAATAATGGCAACAGTAAATATATTTAAATTTTTTGGCGTAGATAACGTAACATCAACAGATGCACAAACGATGTTTGGTACTACAACTATTAATGGTGTAGCTACACAGAACCCTTTAGTTAATGAGACTTACATTGTAAAATCTATAAAGGTTACATCAGCTGGCACGCCTACGGTAACCATTATTAACAACAGTATTACTACAATTAAGACAGCTGCTTTGACAGCTAATCAAACAGAAGAACTATTAACCGTTCCTTTAGTAGTAGAAGGCGGTAAAACTTTAACAGTAGCATCAAGCAGTGCAGACTCTTTTGATGTAGCTATTAGTTACTTAAACATAAGGAAGGATAAGGTAGATTAATGATAGACGAAACATACAACGAAATACCTGTATTTGATGCAGTAGAAACTAAAAGCCAATATAGGCACAAGAAAACGGGGGCTATTTATAAGACAAAAGAAGAGTGGGAAAAGCTTGGAATACCTAATGAAGACATAGCGCAGGACGTAACAGTGATCATGCCTTCGCTTGATTTGTTAGGAAAAACAAGTTAAAACGATTATTTGAGGTTAAATTATGGCAATATCTAACATGCAACAAGCAAGACAATTACGAGCAGGTGGCGGGATCATGGATCTAGAACCTAGACAAGGTTATTTTCTAGGTAAGCTTGTAAAAAAGATTACTAGACCTCTTAAAAAAATAACTAAAAGTCCCTTAGGTAAAGCTGCTTTGTTAGGTGCTGGAGTTTATTTTGGTGGCGGTGGTGGACTTCCTGGTTTTATGGGAGGTAAAGGTGCTGCAGGTTTTGGAAGTAATGCTTTTGGTTCTTTTCTTAAAGACAAAGTATTAGGTACCTTAGGACCAACTAAAGGTGGTGCAGGTTCTCAAAGAACAGGTGGTCTAAGAGGAATACTTTCTAAACTAAATCCTTTTTCAGATAAGATGTCTTTTGGTCAAAAAGCTTTAATAGGTGGTGGTTTAGCTGCAACAGCATTACCATTTTTAATGGGTGGTGGTGAAGAGGAAGAAGAAATTACAGATACATTTGATGTTACACCAGATTCAATTGCAAACATCAGACAAATGTCTAGAGAAAAAGATCCAAGTTTAGCTCCTTTTAGAATTGCGGATAGATTTGCACAAAAAAATTATTACCTAGCTAATGGTGGTGTAGTAGGCTTGGCTAATGGTGGGGGTGCAGGCGAACAACAAATGATGCAAGCATTACAAGCAGAGTATGCAAAGTATAGACAACAAGGCGGAACAATGCCTTTTGAACAATTTGCAAAATTAGTTATGCAACAACAGCAACAAGGTCAACCACAGATGGCAGCTAATGGCGGTAGAATGGGTTACAATATAGGTGGTCCTATTCAAGAAGAAGAAGTTATTAACGAAGATACACAAGAAGTTGTATCTAATCCAGATCCTATGGCAGAACTAAATGCTATTTCATTAGAAGTTTTTGGTAAACCTTACGATCAATTAAATGAAAGAGAACAAGAATCATTAATGAATTTTGTAAGTCAGAACCCTGAAGAAGAAATTATTGATACCGACCAAACTATGGTAGAGGATAGAGTTATGGCTAACTCAGGTGGTATGATAGACTATATGTCTAGCGCAAACCCTATGGCTGACTCTTATCTTATGGAAGACACAGACATAGTAAACATGTACAGACCAGGCGGCGATAGACAGATGGCTGCTGAAGGTGGTATCATGGACCTAGGTGGTATGGAAAAAGATTATAGAGAAGAAGGCGGTTTTGTTCCTATTGGTGGTAAAGAAAAAGCTGACGATGTACCAGCAAGATTAAGTAAAAACGAATTTGTATTTACAGCGGATGCTGTAAGAAATGCAGGAGGCGGAGACATAGACAAAGGATCTGCTGTCATGCAAAGAATGATGGATAATTTAGAACAAGGCGGAGAAATTTCAGAGGAATCACAAGGTATGAATCCTGCACAAGAAATGTTTGACACCGCACAACAATTGGAGAGTAGAATAGAATAATGGCATTACCAGATTATTTAGAAGATACAGCTAAAGACTTTGCTAAACAATCAACAGCAACTTTTTCAACACCAATTGAAACAAGTAGATTTACTGGCGGAGTAGACGCAGCAGGAAACAGGGCTTCAGGCGCACAAATTACAGGAGCTAATCCTTTTATTGCAGGCGTAGATCCTATGCAAACACGAGCTATGGATTTAGCAACGCAGGGCGTTGGATCTTACAAACCTTTTTTACAAGATGCTCAAGCAAACGTAGCAAGTCAAGCGGGTCTTACAGGACCAAATGCTTACTCATCGTTTATGTCACCTTTTCAACAACAAGTTATTGATACATCATTAGCTAACTTTGATTCATCAAGAATTGGAAACAGACAAGCTATACAAGATGCAGCTGTAGGCTCAGGTAATTTTGGTGGTGGTAGAGAAGGAGCAATGTTAGGACAATACGATGCTGATACAACAGCAGGTAGAGCAGCTTTACTAGCACAATTACAACAAGGTGGTTTTACGCAAGCAAACCAATTAGCACAACAAGCTTTTGGTAACCAAGGAACACTAGCACAAAACCAATTTGGTTTGTCTAACTTTGATAGAAGTTCTTTAGGCCAAGATATTTCAGCACTAGGTAACTTAGGTGCTATTAACCAACAACAAGCACAAGCTAATTTAACAGCTAATCAACAAGCAGAACAAACAGCAGCTTACGAACCGTACGGTAGATTAAATCAATACGGTCAAGGTTTAACTGGACTAGCAGGTGGTGTAGCGTCAGCTTACAATGACCCAGCACCAGTACAAAGTCCGTTATCACAAGCTATATCAACAGCTACAGGACTAGGTGGTATTTACGCTAGACTATACGGACCACAACCTAGTTTTAAAATAGGATAATTATGAGACCACTTAAAAGACCAATGTTTAAATATGGTGGTGATGTTAAGAAGCAAGGCATCATGCACGGAATGAACGGCCTAAGAGATGGCGGTCCAGCTACAATGGCTGACGCTACTATGATGGCAGGTGGTGGCAGAGCAGAACCTCAAGGTATAAACACAGTAGGAAGTCCTTTAGCACCAAGAGATGCTAGTGGTCGTCAAGGTTATGCATTACCTTTATTAGCGCCTTTAGCATTTAACGCAGCTAGATTTGCTTTAAGACCTTTAGGTCAACTTGTTATGAGGCAAGCTGCAAAAAGAGGCATTACTGGAGGAGGAGGAATAATTCGTTCAGGTTTAGGAAGATCAAGAGTAATGAGACCAGGAGAAAGTTTAACACAATCTCAATTAGGTTTTAATCCTAACAGAGTTGGTCAATATTTTACAGGATCTCCTGAAGCAAAATTTGTAACTGGAGCTGGTGGTAAAATATCTAAAGCTGTATATGGTGGACTTAAAAAAGGTTTAAGATCACCTACCGTAGCAGGTCTTACGGCGCTTAGTCTTACTGACGCATTTCCAGGCGGAAAACCTTTTGGTCCTGATAAATATTTACCAAACTTATTTGGTCAAAGATTTGATGCAGACGGTAATAAAGTAGATGGACCTTTATTTGGAAAAGTTAAACCAAAAGCTGTTACAACAACTGCAGATGGTACAAGAGGAAGTAGATTAGAAACTACAACTGGTGGAGCTAAAGAATTAACTACCGCAGAGAGAGAAACAAAAGATAAAGAAAGATTAAATAAAATTTATAAACTATTAGGTGTTGATAGAGCACAACGTAACGCTGCATCTAAAGCTTTAGTAGATGTAAGTAGATACATTGATGAAGGTGGTAAAGACACTATTTCTAAAAAGAATATAGGTTCTACAATTAGTAAAGCTATCTCATCATTTGATAAGAGATTAGATAAAGCAGATCAATTAAAAGAAGCTGCTGGTGTGATGATGGCTAAAAATTATTTAGAAGGTGGCGACAGAGCATTAGATAGAAATTTAAAAGAAGCAAAACTAAGAGCTTTAAATAAAGAAGCAGACCCAAGTATCTCTAATTTAAAAGCTGTATACAAAAAAGCTGGTGTAGATAATGCCGCTGGAGCAGCTGCCAAAGAAAAATTTGGTGATGGTTATGGTGGTTCAATAATGAGCACTAAAGATTTTAACAAACAAATGAAAGAGTTTGAAGGTGAACAAATAGAAGAAAAAACTA